GTGTTGTTCGACACTGAAAGCGTTCTTCCTCTAATACAAAAAATAAAACCTAAAGTGTTAGTAAAAGGTGGTAATTATAACACTAAACCTTGCGCAATACAAGAGCAAATAGTAGGTCAAGAGTTTGTGGAAAGTTATGGTGGCAAGGTAATAACCGCGCCTATGATAGAAGGTGTATCCACCACTAATATCGTAGAAAAAATATCAAGGAATAATCATGTTATACAGCATACAAGATAAGTTAAAAATAGATTTACCCATTCGACATGCAGATAAGGTTGATGCCTATAATGAAGAGTGGGATAAGGAGAACGGGCAAGGTTGGGAAGTAAAAAACTTTATTGAGCTAACTAAAGATAGAAAGAGCTTATACGATGTTGGAGGTAATGTAGGTTTCTTTTCATATGTATTCTGTTTAAATAACAACGATGATCAAATGAAAAGATCTTATTGTTTTGAACCATCACCAGAGGGTTTGACTAATGCTGTAGAGATTATTAATCACAATGATTGGTTTGATCGCATTAAACTTTTTCCTATGTTCGTTGGTGATAAGAATGGAGTCGTAAGTGTTCTTACCGAAGAGTCTGGAACTTTTGTTGTTAGGTTTGAAAAAGAAGACCCTAATTTTCAAATAGTAAAAAAGAAAGAGATAGGCGGTAGAATAGCCACTCTTGACGATTTTACTTGGATTGCTGAAATGGGTAATGAAGATGAAGAGTATGGGTTAGATATGGTTTTTGAGGATAAAAGAGAAAGAAAAAATAAAAATTATCCCGGTTTTAATAATGGGTTTGACTTAGATACTTTAAAGATTGATGTAGAAGGTTATGAACAAAGAGTGTTAAAGGGTGCTAAAGAAACAATAATGAAATACAGGCCATTAATTTTTTTAGAAATCCATTCACATTTATTAAAGTTATACAACGATAATTTAATGGAAATATATGATACTATAAAACAGTATGGTTATAATATGTACGATGTTCATATGGATGAAATAAAAAATAAACAACAGTATGAAAGTTTGTTCGGTGCTAAGAATGAAATAAGGGTTGTTTGTAAAGGAGATTAGAATGCACGAATATCAGGCAAACTTGATAAAAATAGTTGATGGTGATACTTTAGACGCAGACATAGATTTAGGGTTTTCTGTTTGGGTAAGAAAAAGAGTTAGGTTGGTAAATATTGACACATGGGAAAGTAGAACAAGAGACAAGGAAGAAAAGAAGCGTGGATTAGCTGCAAAAGCACGATTGAAGGAATTGATCAAAGAAAACAAAAATCAATTTATCTTGATTTCACATGGTCTTGGTAAGTTTGGTAGAGTGCTTGGAGAAATACTTTTAGATGACGATAGGAATGTAAATGATATTTTGATAGAAGAAGGTCACGCTTATGAATATCATGGTGGAAATAAAGAAGAAGCCAGAGCAAAAGCTCAAGCTATTTTATCCGAAAGAAACAAAGATTAAAATGGAATTAAATATATCCGAATACCATATTCGTAATGTAAGCCCCGATGAATATGGGGTAAAAAGACCACACTACTCCGTATTGTTATCTCACCTATCAACATACTTTAATGATTCTATAATTGTTGATTTAGGTACACGCGATGGTGACAGTGCAGTTGCTTTAGCTTATAATAAAACTAATCGTATATACACTTATGATATTTCTCATAGTGCAGATGCCGCAGAAAAATTTGACAACTTTGATAATATTAAGTATATTATAGGTAATTGTTTAGAGTCTAATTGGAATGGAATGACTTTGGATGACGATATACCAAGAAAGGTATATTTTTCAAGTATAGGCGATAAAACTGACATAAAAGGTAATCCCAAACAAGCTATAAGTGATAAGGAAATATTTTTATCAAGCAAACTCATATTTCTTGATGTTGACCCACACGATGGTTTACAAGAAAAAATAGTATCAGACTTCTTAATTGAGAACGATTGGAAAGGGGTAATGGTTTGCGATGATATTGGCACTGGTAGGGAAGTAGAAAACAGCCACCCAGATATGTTAGCTTGGTGGAATAGTATTGATGTAAGAAAGTATAATATTGCAGATAGTATATACTCTGCTGGTACAGGCACTGGTATCATCTGTTTTGACAATCAAAAGGTTATAATTTAATGAAGACATTTCATATACTACAGTTAGCAGGGTATGGTGATACTTTATCAGCCATTACAAGACTACCTGCCTTGAAAGAGAAATATCCCGACTATAAAATTAAATTTTGGTTAGGTGGTTTTGGTAAGTCACCACAATTCTCTAAAGAGCAATTAGAGAGAGAGGGTTACGAAGCTGCTCTAATTAAAAATCTAACTTTTCATAATCAACTGGCATCTATGCGTGACTTCTTATTAAACAAGGTCGTAAAGTCAGATGATAAGTTTGAAGATTGGTCATTTTGTGAAGAGATATTTGAGAATAAAAAACCTCACTTTGCACCTTACGATATGCAGTTTCCTTATGAGTATAAGACAGGTGAACCTACAGAACAAGCAAAAGATATTGTTAGGCAGGTTAAAGAAAAGAGTGGCGTAGCTATTCACCCATTGACCAAAGATGGTAATGCAGAAGGTTTTGAAAGTGACGTAAACAATGGTAGGTTTTGGAAGAAAGAGTTTTGGCAAGAGATTTGTGAGTTATTGAATGAAAAAGGTTTAACGCCAACATTTGTTGGTATCAATGATGAGGATTGGGGATTAAGAGAATATTGTGATAGACGGCGTATAGATTATATTGATGCTATGGGTGTTGATGTAGAAAACACTATTCATATACTTAAAAATGTATCGGGATGTATTGCATGTAATTCATGGGATTGGGAAGTTACTAGTCGTCTTAATATCCCTACTGTTGTATTTTATACTAAAAATCATTTCTTTATTCAGAACCATACACCCCCAACTAATCACCCATTTTGGAATACTTGTTATATAGAAACAAATTGTGTTCAAACTAAAGTAGCCACAATACCTGCAGGTGATTCAAGTTTAGCCGGTAGAATAATGAAGGGGCAAGAAGAGCCGTCTGAAATCTTTGATAAGTTTTTCTACTTATATGAAAACAACAAAAGACCAGATACAAAATATTCTGTTTGTATGATTACGTATAACGATGAAGAATGTGTAAGAGATACAATGGAAAATGTCACACCATATATAACAGATGATTTTGTAATTACGGATGGTGGGTCAACAGACAAAACGATAAGTATTATAGAGGAGTATAACGCTAATCTTATTCATAGAAAATGGGATGATAATTTTGAAATTCAAAAAAATAATTCACTGGATGCAGCAAATCAAGAATGGCGAATTTGGATTGATGCTGATGAAACCTATGAGCCGATATTTTGGAATCAACTATGTTGGTATATCAGAGATGCAAATAATCGTGGTGTTGATTGTATTAATGTACCACGCATTAACACAGTAGAAGGTATAACTCAAGAATTTGCTGATCAACAAGCTTGGAATTTAAGTTATTTTAATTGGGTTAATTATCCCGACTACCAACAAAGGATTTTCAAATCTCATTGTAGGTTCGCTGGCAGAACCCATGAAAGAATTATCAATGTTAAAAAAGATGCAGCTATTGTTGGTGTTCATTGTAATCACCCAAAAACATTAGAGAGACAAAAGGCCGGTATTAAAAGAGAACAAGATCAATATAAGATGACAGCTCAACAGGTTAAGAAAAATATAAACCTTGCTTTTAATAAAAAACTTGTTGTTCACTATCTTCATCATTTAGGTATTGGTGGAACCGCCAAGGTTGTGCAGATTTTATGTAAATACTTTAAGAAGATGGATAAGGATTTTCACCATGTGTTGGCATACAAAGCACACGGTGAGTTAGAAAGAGAACCATTTTTTGAAGAAATTCTTGGTAGAGAAAATCTAATACCATATGCATCAGTTCCAGAGTTTTACGAAGTTATTAAAGAGATAAAACCGTTCATAATGCATCGTCAAACATCTGGTCAACCAGAAATGCCGTTTGTTCCACCTATAGTTGAGCAGTGTAAACACGTAATATCTACCTCTATATTTGGTCACGTAGATGAAAGTATTAATCTAAGTAGAGCTATATATATCTCTAACAATATGCAACATTGTGCAGGTGTGTTTAATCATAATACAAGATTGATAGCCATTCCTGTAGAAGCTCCTCTTACCAATGAAGACTTACGAGAAGAACTAGATATACCTCAAGATGCTTTTGTATTCGGTCGTTTGGGAAGAGATGATAATGATATTTATGATCCTATTAATCTTGTTTCGTTCGCACAGTTAGAAGATGATAGTTTATATTTTGTAGCTTTATCACCGTCAGAAACTCTGAAAAGAAAAGCTGAAAGTTTAGGTATAACTAATATCCGTTACGTTGATAAGACCTTAGATGACGTTAGAATCAGTAAGTTCTACAACACACTAAATGTATTAGCTCATAGTAGGAAAGACGGTGAGTGTAATCCTGGCAACATTTGGGAGGGTTTCTCACACGGTAAGCCAGTCGTGAGTCATTATGGTATACCTTACAATGGTCACATACAAGAAATTGGTAACTGTGGTTTTGTTGTTAATAGAAGAGATAACTTTCATAATGTGTGGCAAGATTTAAACCCATCTAGTATTGTAGATATCTTAGAGTATTCACGTAGCATAGGTGTTGCTAATTTTACTTGTGAAGACAGCACTAATTCCATTAAGAACGACCAAGATGAGTATACAAGAATTATGAGGGCGTTTGCAGATGGAACAATAGATTACGATACAATGAGTAAGAATTGTGTTAGTAGATGGGAAAGACAGGCTAAACCAGAAGTTATTACTCAACAACATTTAGATTTATATAAAGAATTATCATAATAAGTTTTGTTTAAAGGAGAAAATATGTTTGACCCAAAAGATGTGCATGTAATACTTATTGGATGCCAACGAACCCAAGATTATCGACACAACCTTGAAATTATGAGGTATAACTATCCAGACATAGGCACTAAGTTATGGATTACCACCGTCTTTAATGGCGATCAAAATCACTGCCCATCTGGTGTAGGAGAAAACACTTTTATATATCTGCCTGAAAATACAGGTTATGGATATGGAGCTTTAGATTCTTTTAATGCAGGTTTGGATTTTGCACGTTGTGGATATAGACCTTATGTAGCTATATTTAATTTTGATGTTTGGTTTCTGACACAAAATGGTTTTAGAACAGCTATGAGCGATTTTATTGAAAGTGGTAAGCAGTTTGCGGCAGGTTATCACCAAACTCATCATTGGGCTATGACAGATTGTATGTTTTTCCGAAGAGAGTTTTTAGAAAAACTATTACCCATACAAGATAAGGTTTTGAATAGTCGTAAAGAAAATGATTGGCTTAAGAAACAAATGAGCGGTACTCAGCTTGGATTTGAAAATATGGAAGAGTGGATGCTTTATTCCTTAAATCGTGCAGTAAGTGATGGCATTCCGCGTGTTCTTGTCAACAATAAAACAAATGATGATCTTATGAATAATATTGATCCTAAAATTATAGAGGCGTGGTTTCAAATGGAAAGGGATGGTCACCCAAGATATAGGTATACAGAAAAATATAAGCTTATCCATGAACATGATGACGAAATTAAAAAGCAATTGTTAAAGGATAACAATGCTACCAAGGGTCATAACATCTGTAAATATTTGGGTGTGAAGATACCACATAAAGTTTTGAATGATGTTCGCCAACCAGATGGTTCAACAATGGCAATCTAATGTTACGATCAATATCTTCACTATCATTACAGACATCTGATATATCAAGAAGAAAACCAATTGTGATTCACCATCATAATCAACTTACGATGGGTGGCACAGAAAAGATGAGTCAAATATTTTGTAGACACTTTGTAAAAGATAATACTTTTGAACATTATGTAGCTTATAAAAAAGGTGTAGAAAACACAAGAGAACCTTACTTTAAAGAAATAGTAGGGGCGGAGAAAATGTTATGTTACGAGTCTCCTTCAGAGTTGTTAAACATCATAAAAGAAAAGAAGCCGTTTATATTGCACAGATATTCGGCTGGTATACCCGAATTTCCCTTCGTGAAAGAAATAAAAGAGCATACTCGCCATTTTGTTTCAACTGCCGTATTTGGTAATCAAGATAATACGATTGATATAAGTAAAGTAATTTATGTATCAAAACATATACAATGGTTAGCTGGCACTCAAGACACAAAGAATCATCATGTAGTTAGAAACCCAATTGAAAGCCCATACTCTACAGAAAACTTAAGAGAAGAGCTTGGTATACCCGATGATGCTTTTGTGTTTGGTAGAATTGGTAGAGATGATGAAAGTATATATGAAAACATAAATATCAGAGCTTATGCGCAAGTAGAACGTGATAATGTTTACTTTGTATTAGTTGCGCCTTCCGATAAATGTCGAGATGATATTAGGCGACTTGGTATTAAAAATGCAAAGTTTATTGAACGAACCACAAGTGAAGTTCGTATTTCACAATTCTATAATACAATAGACGTTCAAGCTCATGCGCGGCGTGATGGTGAATGTAATTCAGCAGCACACTTTGAAGGGTTTGCACATAGAGTTCCATTAATATCTCACTACGGGGAAAACTTTAATGGTCACATGGAAACTACTGGTGATGCAGGGTTTATAGTTCTACCTAACGATGTAGAAGAATATGCGAGAATAATGAAAGCTTTCATAGACAAACAAATAGACTATGAAACACTAAGTAACAATGCATATATGCAATGGTGTAAGGTAACACCAGAGCTTATGGGTAATGCTCAATTAGATATTTACAAAGAATTATTGAAAGCCACTTGACATATATAAAAAAATTGCTTATATTATAGTATGTAAATTATAATTTTGTAAAAAGGATAACTAATAATGGCTAGACATCTAATATCGGGTTGTGCAGGTTTTGTTGGTAGCAATCTTGTTCGTAGACTTTTAAAAGAAGGTCATCAAGTTTGGGGAGTAGATAGTTTGATATGTGGTTTCATGGAGAACATGAACGATTTTATTGATCACCCAAATTTTAAATTTAGAGCTACTGATATTCGCGCAGAAAATGTTTGTGATAATATAAATCAAACCATCGACTATGTGTGGCACCTTGCAGCAAGAGGTGAAACATATTGGTGTAGAGATAATGTAGAAGAGGCGTTGGATGTTAATGTTAACGGTACATTAAACATTTTAAAACAAGCAAAGAAACTCCGTGCAAAACATTTCTATTTTTCCGATACCTCTGCAGAGTATGATAATATTATAGGTGAAGAAAATTATCCCACTGCAGAAACCGATGCACCAAACACAATTACTCCTATGGGTTATTATGCTATTACTAAAATGGCAGCTTCACAATTTGTAAGAAGTTATGGTGAGTCACATGGTTTTGGAACAACGCTTTTTCGTTACACCAATATTTATGGCCCCTCTATGAATCTTGAGAGAGACATACCTCCTGTGGTTGGGTCTTTTGCATCACGACTATTTGATAATAAAATTCCTATAATATATGGTGATGGTTCAAAGCGAAGAGATTTTTTACATATTGACGATCTAACTGATTTTCATATGGCTGCATTAGAATCAAGAGGTGGTAAGTCTGGAAGTGAAACTTACAATGCTGGCTTTGGAAAAAATTACTCTATCTTACAGGTATATCACAGAGTTCAAGAATCTTGTAGAAAAATTATGGATGGCACTGTGGCGTTAGTAGAATATAAAGACGATCAACCAAACGAAGCTCAGATTACATTAGCTAACATACAAAAAGCTAAAGATGAATTAGGGTGGCAACCTAAAATTTCATTTGAAGAAGGTGTAGAAAAAACTGTTAAAGGTTTATGGGAGATGAGAAATGACGGTTAGTGTTGATAGACAAGGTAGAGAAAGAATAGATAATCTCAAGGCTACAAATGATGGTAAGAAGTATATTTACGAAAGCCCCGATAATGGTAAGACCATTTATAGACGGGAGATAAAAAACTATGACGAGGTATCTGGTGTGAAACTTGATCGTGATATTGATTGGCAAGAAGAGGCCACAAAGGCTTGGGGAGAGTATCGTGATGCTAAAGATAAAGTAGATTCATTAGAGTCTAAAGTTGTTGAACTGACACATACAATTAATAGAATAAAAGAACTCACTGCACGAATATGATTATAACAAAAACTCCATTAAGAATAACATTCACTGGTGGCGGTTCCGATATGCCGTCATATTTTGTGTCACATGGTGGGCATTGTATTAACGCTGCTATTGACAAGTATGTTTATGTTTTAGTAAAAAAACGCAGTGACAATAAGATATATCTAAAATACTCTGAAAATGAAGTGGTTGATGTAGATTCTATTCACGCTATTAAACACGATTTTATTAGAGAAACTTTAATTTATCTTGGTATAGATTATGGTTTAGAGATTATTAATTGGGCAGATATACCAACCAAAGGAAGTGGCCTTGGTAGTAGTGGAAGTTTTCTTGTCGGTCTACTAAATGCCATTCATACGTTAGAGGGTAATCTTGTTACTAAAAGAGATTTAGCAGATCAAGCTTCACATATAGAAATGACTTTGTGTCACAAACCCATTGGGTATCAAGATCAATACGCTGCAGCGTTTGGTGGCCTTAATGAATTAATTTTCAGTGACTCAGATGACATATTGGTTCGCAGATTAGTAGACACCGATAATGAGCTTCGTTCTATTTCCGAAGACCTTCATTTGTTCTACACAGGTATAACAAGGGAAAGCGCACCGATCTTAGAAGACCAATCTGTAAATTTAGTGGATAATAAAGAAGCTATTAAATCAATGATGAAAAATGTAGAGCTATCCTATTGGTTGAGAGATCATATAGATCATAAAAGATTTAATTATATTGGTGAAGCGTTAAGAAGGAATTGGGAACTTAAATTAAAATTCTCTAAAAAGATTGCAAACGACTCTATAATAGACATATATAAGTCAGCCATATCTGCAGGCGCTAAAGGCGGTAAGCTTATTGGAGCAGGTGGTGGTGGCTTTATGATGTTTTATATAGATAAGTTAGAACGACAACCAGTAGAAAAAGTGTTAACTGAATTAGGTGGGTATAAGTTAATGCCATTTGAGATAGATAAATATGGAAGTAGAGTTATTATTAATGTGGAGACATTATCGTGGTAATATATGCAGAAAAATACTTTGAAGAAATGCAAGAGGCTATCGAAAACATTGACCAAGATATCGTTGATAAGGTTATAGGTATATGGAAGGTGTTTCAAAACACAAATATAAATTTTCGTTTGGGCGATAATAGGATATTTATTATTGGTAACGGCGGAAGTCATGCTATTGCAGAGCATATCTCAACTGATCTTAATAAGAGATGTAAGGTGAAAGCATATACGCTAAGTAATAATAGTCTGCAAACCGCCCTTACCAACGACTATAGTCAAGAAGATGCATTAGTCGAGTGGTTGAAAATGAACGGTTTTAATAAGACGGATTATCTTGTAGCTATATCTTCTTCGGGTAAAAGTAAAAACATTCTTAATGCGATATATTATGCTAACGATTTTGATGCTCGTACCTTATCTATTTTTGGTATGGATGGAGCACCACCATTTTCGCCTGGCACTAGTCAACACGATTACATTCATATAGATAGTTATAATTATGGTGTCGTAGAGTTAACTAGTGAAATTATATTACACGGAATAGTAGAGGAGCTAGTGATAGAATGAAACTTATAGTTAACACAGGTCACTATGAAGCAGACGGTTTAATAAAATTAATATGGGAAGTTTTAAAACATAGATGTTGGCACTTAATAAACCATAGAAGGTGGATAGACTAATGGGTGATAGAATATTAAAAGGTGTGCTACACAACGAAAGCGAACAAGTCATATTGATGACACTCTCTGATAAAATAAAAACGGAAACTTTAAAAAAGATATATAATTTATTATTAGATGAAGAGCTTAAATCTAATGACAAGGAAACAAAAAATGGATGATGAAAAAACGGTAGACTTTCCACTACATAAAGCTGATGTCAGAGATGAAGTGTTATGGGAGTGTAAGGCTTGTAAGCATGTAATAACTGATTCTATGGAAAAGAGCGAAGCAGAAGGTAGTAAAGTGTTACCGTTAAATATGGGTGGTATGATGGTTTATGTTTGCCCCAACTGTAGAACTTTTCAATTACCCGAAGAAGTTTTTAAAGAGGTAATGAAAAAGGCTACTTCTAACATTATAACATAGGGAGTAATATGAATAAGATTGGTTCTTTAGAATCTCAGTTGATGGATGCATTTAAAGATAAAGAAGCAAAAGATATCAAAGATGCTGTGTTAGATGAGGAAAGATTACAAGATAAAGAAATAAAAGATCATGCAACAAAGGTTAGAATAGCTCATCAACAAAAATTCAATAAGTCATGGCGTAAGAAAAACAAGAATAAAAAGAAGGTAGCAAAAGCTAGTAGAAGGGCTAATCGTAGATGAAAACCAAAAATTTATTCGTAATATCGCCACACCATTACTGTCATTCAACTGCATCACTTATTGAGGGTCTTAATAAGTTAGACGGTATAAAAGTGTTTTCTAACACAAGTCATAACTATTGCAAGAACACTATACAAAACCTTAAGACACAAATACAAGTAGCCAAGATGGCAGACTATGTGATGTTATGTCATTCTGCTTTGGAGCCAAAATATCAACAGATTATAAAGCCACTGGTATCAGAGTTACAAAATGACATAGATATATTTTTAGATGGTAGTGATTACTACACATACCAAGATGACCCGAATAAATACAAACTATATATAAAGAGAGAATTAAACGGCTCAATTTTAGAGATAAACGGAAAACCCATAGGTGAAAATATTCAATCTCTTATTTTTGCAGCAGAAGACAGATATTTTACCAAACCTAATTCTTCTCATAGAAATATATGGTCTAACAAAACGAATGATTTAGTATGTATTATGTCTACTTGTGAAAAACGACCATGGCGACATGACATTATGGAATCACTTATAAAAGAGTTTGAAAAGAATCAATCTGTTTTTGTTGGGGAGTATAGAGGGGGTAATGCACTTACTACTATTGATACAGGTGATCGGCATTTCAGTGGTTACTTTAAAAAACTATTGGATACAAGAATAAGTGTTGACGCTTACGGTTGTGGAGAGGCGCGACAAACAGGTCGCTTTTGGGAGAGTCTAGCTAATGGTTGTATGGTTATGTATCAACCAATTGAACCTTATGTATGGAATAATACTTTTGTAGATGAGGAAGATGTTGTTATCTACGATAGTAATGAGGAGTTGTTAGATAAAGCAAAGTATTATATAATAAATCCAGACAAGGCAATGAAAATTGCAAATAATGGGTTCACTAAATTGTTAAAGTATCATAGAACCGAATATAGGGCAAAGGAGTTTCTTTCTTTAGTAGAACGATATTTATAATACGTTATAAACCGTTGAGAAAAAAATGAAACTACAAGAAGTTAAAAACCCAAAACCCATAGCTATATATCCTGGCAGATTCCAACCTATGGGATTACATCATTTCAAAGCATATCAAAATCTAGTAAAAAAATTTGGAGCTAAGAATGTATACATTGCAACTAGCGGTGTAACAGGACCGAAGTCGCCATTTACTTTTGCTGAAAAGAAAAAGATTATCCAAGCATATGGCGTACCGTCTAATCGTATTATCAAAGTAAAAGACCCGTATAAAGCTGTTGAAATAACTTCCAAGTTACCCGAAGACACACCGGTAGTTTTTGGTTTTGGTGCGAAAGACGCGGGTAGGTTAACATCTGGCAAGTATTTTAGAGACTATAAAGAAGGTGATGATTTAGTCGGTTATAAAGAAAACGGATATATTACTGTGTTGCCACACATTGCTTTAAAGGTTGGTGGTAAAGAAATGAGCGGAACTAGTATACGAGCAGCGTTAGGGTCTAAAGAAACAGAAGAGTCAGAAAAACTCAAGGTCTTTAAGGGTATATTTGGTCATAGTAAAAAAGATATATACAAACTAGTAGTAGATAAGCTAACAAGTTTAAGGGAAGAAAAAATGGAGTTAAGGAGGCTTTTACTGATGGGTGGTGCTTACGGCCACATGGCTCACCCTTTTGACGATAGTAATTTAACTTTTGGTGATTTTAAAAGTATGATTACTAGATTGCTGAAGGGTGGAGTAAATGTGGAAGGGGTAACTGAAAAACTTGATGGTCAAAATCTTATGGTGTCTTGGAAGAATGGTCAACTAGTTGCCGCAAGAAATAAAGGTCAAATTAAAAACTTTGGTGAAAATTCATTAACTACTGCAGGGGTTAAGAAAATGTTTGCAGGTAGGGGTGAATTAGAAAAAGCTTTTGCAGGTACGATGGAAGATTTAGAAAACGCCATAAAGGGTTTAACTGAAAAACAAAAGGGTCATATATTTGACAACGGTCATAAATGGATGAACTTGGAAATCATTTATGTTCCAACTCAAAATGTTATTCCGTATGGAAAAGATATGATTATCTTTCATGGTAATTTAGAGTATGATAAAGAAGGTAACGCTATTGGTCAAGATAAAGAGAGTGGTTCTAAATTAGCTGGTATGATAAAACAAATCAACCAAGATATACAAAACACTTTTGAAATAAGAGGCCCAGTGGCTTTATCTCTACCAGTAAGTAAAGATTTTAAAGAAGATCAGCAGTATTTTATAAAGAAACTATCTAAACTACAAAAGCAGTATGGTTTAAGTAATAACGACAAAGTAACAAGATACCATGAGATGTGGTGGTTAAATAAAATTAATGCCGAAGCAAGAAAGGCAAAAATAAAGCTTGACAAAAAGACAAAAAATGTTTTAATTAATAGATGGGTATTTGGTAATAAATCTACAGCACTCAATAGTAAAAACTTTACTAATGAAAAAGTTTTGGCATGGGCAAAGAAATTGGATAAACAGAACTTTAATAAGTTCGCTCAACAAAATATCGCACCGTTTGAAGATTTGTTTTTAGAGTTAGGGGCAAAGGTTCTTACCAATGTTGAAAACCTTATATCTGCTTCTCCAGAAAATTCTGTTAGGAGTATAAAAAAAGATCTCAAAACTACAATTAATAGTTTACGCCAAGGGGGTGATATTAATAAAATAACACAGTTAAAGAGGCACTTAACAAGATTACAGAAAGCTGGTGGGTTCAAGAGAATTGTTCCATCAGAAGGGCTTGTCTTTAACTATAAGGGTAAAACATATAAATTGACAGGAACCTTTGCTCCGATTAACCAAATTTTAGGTAGTTTAAAATACGCATAACCATCACAAAAGGAATTAGACAATGGCACGAACAAACCGGCGTAGAGAGCCGGAAGATATCACTAACCCCAACAAGGGCACAAAAAAGATTCAACGGCGTTCAAATAGAAAAAATCTAAAAAACAATCTAAAGAAAATGGATTATTCTGCTATAGATGTAGATGAAGAAGAAGTGTCTTTTACAAGGGGATATAATTAACCTATATGATAGTAAAGAATAATGTTTTAGACAAAGGTTTTATAGAAGTAATTGATAAGTTGGGAAATGACCTAACAGTGGCCAATTCTGCAAGAGTATCATTTGGTAAAAGAAAAACTGAGTATGATAAAACTGATGAGAGATTAGTACGATACCTCGCTAAACATAAACACTTTTCCCCGTTCCGACATCTTGTAGTACAGTTTCATATAAAAGCGCCCGAATTTGTTATGCGGCAATGGTATAAACACGTAGTAGGTGTTGAAACCACCTCATCACATTCAACAAAGGATCATGCTTGGAATGAAATTAGTGGACGTTATGTACCAGTTGAGGAATATTATATTCCCGAAAACTGGAGGCAACAATCGGAAGACAACAAACAGGCGAGTTTTGGATCGGTTAAAGAACAAGAAGAAGCCAACGAAACATATAAAAAAGCCTTACAAGTTACAAAATACTATTATGAAAAACTTTTAGAGTTAGGGGTCGCTAAGGAACAAGCTCGTATAATGTTACCTTTAAGTCAATACACAGAAGTATACTGGACTGCTTCATTTCAAGCTATAGTTAACTTCATAGAGCTTCGTGATGAACCCACATCTCAGTGGGAGATTAGAGAGTATGCAAAAGTTTTAAAAGAGCAAATGTTTGCCCTTTATCCCAAAACAATGCAAATATGGTCTGACATATATTTACAAGACATATAAAAAAAGCCTTGACAAACCATAAAAGATTAACTATATTATAGTATAATAAATTTTTAATGGGGATATATAATGACGATGTTGACCGACTTATATCAAGAGACAATTCTTCAACACAATAAAAATCCAAAAAATTTTCGGACAATGGAGTTATCAAGTGACTATCCTACCTATACGAAAGAGGGATATAATCCTCTATGTGGTGATCATTTTTACGTGCATGTCATGTTGAATGATAGTAAGATTCACGACATCGCTTTTCAAGGTTCGGGATGCGCAATCTCAAAAGCATCTGGTTCTATAATGACCGCCGCTGTAAAGGGCAAATATGTCGAAGAAGCAGAACAACTGTTTCACGAATTTCACGACATGGTTATGTCGGATATTTCTATTCCAATAGATGAAACCAAACTTGGTAAGTTAGTTGTATTCGGTGGTGTACGTGAATTTCCTATGAGAGTCAAATGTGCTACTTTGTGTTGGCACGCTATGAAAGCAGCAATCAACGGTGAAGACGATACCGTCACAACGGAGTAAAAAATGATAAGAGAATGGATTGATAGTTTTTTGGGTTATAAAGACTTATACTTGGCGGAACGCGAATGGTCAAACGCCTTGAATGAAAAACTATTGGAAGTAGAAAAAGAGAAAGCTGAATTAGAAAAAATGTTGGAAGATTCATTGCTCGGCCCGTACGGAGAAAAGTAGAATATGAAAACTCTCATCTGTGTAATTTTAGCCTTGACATTGCCTACGTCTTTACTTATATTAATAAGTAAGATTAGAAATAAACCCCTTAAATCATGTGGAGAAAGTTGCGAATGCCTTGATGAAGAACAGTTAGGATGCGACGCATCAGTAGTTTAGTTTTTAGTAAAAAAGTGTTATAATGTATCACAATCGTAGTTTCAATTAATTTATAGGAGATTATAATGGCTATTAATTTGGATAAGATCAACGCGGCAATTGATAAGCTTGATCCAACTAAAAGTAACAATAATGGCAACACACAAGATGACATTATTAAGTTGGATGAAGGAGAGCATGTTCTTCGTATTGCTCCTTATAAGCATGACTTGGAAATGCCTTTTCAAGAATTGTGGTTTCATTTTGGAATCGCTGGTCGCACTTTCCTTTGTCCTACAAAGATGAAGGGAGAGTCTGATCCGATCTGTGACTTTGCCACAAAGTGTTGGGATCAATATAAGGCGACTAATGATGAAAGTTTTAAGGAGATGTTTAAGAGTATGGCTCCTAAGAATCGTGCTTATATTCCTGTCATTAAGCGTGGTGAGGAAGACAAGGGTATTCGTTGGTGGAGTGTTTCACCTCGCACAACATATAAGGATATTCTTGATTTGGTTAAGAGTGCATTACGACAAGGTGTAGACATTACTGATGAAAACGAAGGTCTTGATTTAGTAGTTAAGATGGAGCATGGTTTCAATAATTGGCTTGTTCCTGCATCGGTAATTACAGCCCTTAAGCCTTCGCCTCTTGCATCAACTAAGAAGGAGATTCAAACTATCATTGATAGTGTAAAGCCGATTGATGAACTCTTTCAGTTTGCACCAATTGATGAAATGAAGTTAGCGTTGGAAAAGCACGTTAATCCCAACGCCGATGATTCTGATTCTTCTGCGGGCACTGAAAAGAACTTTGCAGCCGCTACCCCTACTAAGGTAGCAGCAGAAGAGGATAGTGTGAGTGAAAAGATCGGCGATGCTTTTGATAAGTTGTTGAGCTAATATGCCAAGAAAAAAAGTGACCACTAGTGAGAGCGCTGTTGATGCTGATAACAGCGTTCTCACCGATATTATTGTAGACTCCCTTAATAAGAAGATAGGTGATGTTGCCTATATTATGGGAAAGGGAGAAAGCCCTGCTGAAGTAAAGGAGTGGCTTTCTACTGGCTCCACTGTTTTAGACACGATTATTTCTAATGACCCCGAAGCTCCTGGCGGTATACCTGTTGGTAAGTTAGTAGAAATAAGTGGTGAAGCTGCCACAGGTAAATCACTTTTATCATATATGATTTTGAAAGATTGTCAAGATAGAGGTGGTATACCAATTCTTATTGATACGGAAAATGCAGCTAATTGGAGTTTTTTAAAGTTGCTTGGATTAAAGGAACAAGCAGAAGGTGGTAACCTTGTATATCTGCAACCCGAAACCATTGAAGAAGTGTTTCAAGGTATTGAGGAAATAGTTCGTAGAATACGAGAGAATGATAAGAATAAACTATGTTGTATTGTTTGGGATTCTATTGCGGGTACTTCAACCAAAGCAGAAATTCAAGGTGAGTATGGTGACTCTACCATTGGATTAGGTGCAAGACTTATTGGTCAAGGTCTACGCAAGAGTATTCGTTTCATAGGTAATCAGAGAATATCACTAGTCTTTTTGAATCAAGTTAGAGAAAAGATTGGTGGTATGGTGTTTGGTGATCCTACAGTATCGCCTGGCGGTAAAGCGGTTCCATTCTTTTCGTCAGTAAGGGTTAAACTTTACAGTGGTGGTAAAGTAAAAGCAGGTCAAGATACAATTGGTGTTGGTATTAAACCGAAGATTATTAAGAACCGTTTAGGTCCGCCGCATCGTGAAGCAGAACTCAAAATGTATTTTAATCGTGGATTGATTGATGAAGAAAGCTGGCTTGATGTTTTACTAAAGGCTGATGTTGCAGAAAAGATTTCACAACAAAAGTCTGCCATTACCAACACAGAAACGGGTGAGGTTTATGAGTTCCAAAACCGTAAATTTGTTGAATGGATTAGAAAGTCAGAAAACGCAGAGGCGCACGCTTTCTGTAAGAAAATGGTTAAACAATCATTGATCATAGAACAAGACCCACACAAACGAAGGGAAGAAGTAACCACAGAAGCATTAGGCGAGGATGAAGTAATCTAATGAAATATTGGGAAAAGATAAAAGAGCCTATCGTTAAAACAGAAACCCCGTGGCTTGTAAAGTTTATGTGGTGTGTTGGTTTCTTAATTGGTGTTACCATTGTTGGACTTTTTGCTGTTTTTGCATATCTTGTTTTAGGTTATTTCTTTTCCCTATTGTGGAACTTTTCTGTAGCCCCAGTATTTGGTGCAAATGAACTTACACCATATACTGGGGCAGCATTATTGTTTGCTTATTTCACTGGTATAAAATTAACGAAGTGGTTGTTCAAGTAAAATCTAATAAAATATTTTCCGAAAAATGAATTTAAATTTTTTTAAATGATAGTGTATTTTTATGGAATTTTTGCGCTATATTTATACTACCAACGAGGAATAAGATGAAGAAGGAAAACTTAAAAACCGTAGTTATTATGCTCCTATCGGTGATTTTTGTGTCACATAGTATAGAGAAGAAAAATATTATAGATGATCTAAATGACCGAGTAGATTTTTTAAATCTTAAAGTATCGGTGGCAGATTCACTTGTTAAAAGCACCACGGTTAACGGCCTTATTTTAGCCGATAAATTGATGACATATCAAAATAGATTAAAGGATATTGAGGCAAACACACATAAAATAGTTGTAACTATGTATCACCCTGTTCCCGATCAAACAGATGATACACCAAACATCACAGCCGATGGAACTGTTATTAAAATAAAGAGAGCAAGTGAATATAGATATGTAGCGGTTTCAAGAAATATGCTTGTAAAGAATGGCGGTTTTCTTAAGTTTGGAGATTATGTTTGGGTAGATGCCGGTAAAAAGTCTGGTGTGTATCAAGTTAGAGATACGATGAATGCAAGATTTACAGATCGTATAGATATTTTAGAATCGCCAGGAGTTAAGCCTTATAAGTATGATCATGCTTCTATGAGAAAAATAGATTATAATAGTGGGATATAAAATGGTAATCAAATATTATAATTCAACAATATTAATCAATGGTTTTTATTATGTTAATCACACTTAGAATTTGGTTTTGGACATTCATGGAGTATGGTGTTTGGTATACGGGCAGTGGTAGAATAAGCAAATTAAAGCAGAAAAGATGGGCTATTAGATTAGCAAAAATTAGAGAACAAGAACTGTTATCAGAACAAAGAAAAAGCTTGACAACATGGAAAGACTTTCTTATATTATATAGAGTTTTTGCAAAACGTCTCTTAACGAATATGGTGATATGGTAACAATATGAAAAAGGTTTTACTGATTGATTTAATGAATATGTTTGTTAGAAACTTTTCTGCGGTTAGACTAACAAATGATAACGGTGAGCATGTTGGCGGTGTATATGGCACTCTCAATAGTTTACAATCGCAGATAAAAAAGCATAACCCCGATATTGTTTCGGTGGTGTGGGAAGGTAAGGGTTCATCAGAACGGCGTAGACGCACGCTAAAGGAATACAAAGAGGGTAGAAAGTTTAGAGGTCTTAATAGACACTTTGAATACTCACAAGAAGACGAGTCGGCATCCTTTGCCAGACAACTCCAATTACTTAAAGAGTGTTTAGATTTACTACCTGTATATCAACCGGCAGTTCAGTATTTAGAAGCCGATGATCAAATAGCATATTCCTGTAGAACTTTCTTCAAAGATGAAACAAAAGTCATTGTCTCTACTGATAGAGATTTTTTTCAGTTAGTCGATAACAACACCTCTGTATATCGACCAGTTAAGACTAAAGAAAATCCAAAAGGTGAGATGATAGATATGAGTTACATGGTAGATAAAGAGGATGTTTTTCCACCTAATTACGCACTTCTAAAGGCTATCGTTGGTGATAAGAGTGACAACATCAATGGTATCTCAGGCGTTGGTGAGAAGAGTGTTAAACGGGATTTTCCTCTATTATCAACCAATGAAGATATGGATGTGGATAGTGTTTTAGATTACGCACGAAATCAAAAGAATAAGAAGTATCAAAAGTATATTGATAATGAGGATTTGTTAAGAAGGAATTATAAGATAGTACAACTCTTGGATGTGGATGTAAATATACAATCAATTCAAGCGTTAGAAAAAAGTTATGAAAATAAGGATTTAAAGTTTAATTCTTATCAACTTAGACTTAAGTTGTTGAGTGAAGATATATCACCAAGTAACATTGACAATTGGGTATCATCATTTATGTCGGTTTCACGCGAACCAGTAATACTGTAAGGAGAATATAATGTCGTATACGGATGTTGACTCTTTCAAGTCTTTTGGAACAAATTTTCAGAATTGTGTTCTTCAGGCGGCTTTGATTGACAGAGATTTTTTTGAAAAGAGTTTTGAAGTCTTAAAAGAAGAATACTTTACATCTGAAGCACACAAAACAGTTTGGTTAGAGATAAGAAAACTATTTAATAAGTATAGCGCACCACCCACCTATGACACTTTAAAAACAGAAATTTCCCAATACCCCGAAGGTGAGTTAAAAGAATCTACTATTAACGTGTTGTTAGATATTGAAACAAAAGTTAATCGTCAAGAGATTGAGTATGCGAAGGATAAGTCATTAGAGTTTTGTAGAAATCAATCTATGAAAGGGGCAATTCTGCAATCAGTTGATCTGTTAAAAGAAGGTAAGTTTGAAGAGATTCAGAAAACCATTGAAGATAGTCTAAGGATTAGCACCGAACAAGATATGGGTCACGACTATTTTGACTCGTTCAAGTCTCGCCAACAAGTTCATACAAGGTCTTGTATCCCTACAGGATTCCCTCTCTTGGATCAAAGTAGTGTATTGGATGGTGGGTTAGCTCATGGTGAGTTAGGCGTTGTAATGGCACCTACAGGCGGCGGTAAGAGTTTTATGTTGGTTAACTTTGGGTATGGTGCTTTAGCTGCAGGTAAGAATGTTGTTCACTATACTTTTGAGTTAAGTGAAACACACGTAGGTAATCGTTATGATAGTCGCATTACAAGCATTCCCACAAAAGAATTACGTAGTCGTATGTCAGAAGCTGAAGGGCAACTAGCTAATTTTAATGGTGGTCAATTGTTTATTAAAGAGTATCCACCAAAGGTTGCTACGATTAATACTATTAAGTTTCATATGGGTAGATTACTATCGAATGGTTTTAGCCCCGATCTAATTATAATTGATTATGGTGATTTGATGAAGAGTCGCCGCGGCTATGATCAAAAACGATTTGAGTTAGAAAGTATATTTGAAGATCTTCGTGCATTGTCTATGGAAATGAAGTTACCTATATGGACAGCTACTCAAAGCAATCGTGATGGATTTAATGATGATGTGATTACTATTGATAAAGTTGGTGAAGCAATCAACAAGGCGATGGTTGTAGATTTCTTCGGAACTTTTTCACAACGTAAATTTCATGTTGGTAAGAATCGTATGGGTCAGGCTAATATTAATTTTAATATTGAGATGGACCCAGCACGTAGTTTCATTGATCTTAATGAAGACATGCCATCTACTGGTGGTTTTTCTATCAACGAAAAAGTTAATAATATGTTAAATGGTGGTGATAAAATGAGGTCTTTGTATAGAGATTTTAAAGAAGGATAATAGATATGGAAAGGTTTACAATTACTAAAACTCATCGGTGGGGTAATGCCGATACTCGTATATCTCACGTATATTCAGCAGCACGTAGGGATGTTAAAAAGGATGATGTAATACGTATTGCAAATCAAATGATAGAAAACGAAAGAGTTCATACCAACGAAGAAGTTGAATATGAAGTTTTATTAGCTTACGATAATGGTAATACAGAATTTATACATCGTGTGGAGAAGGGTGGTAAAAGGAGTCTTTAATGATTTATGAATTTAAATGTGAAGCTTGTAACCACGAATTTGAAATACAGTGTATGGTTTCAGAATACGATAAATACAAAAAACAATCATGTCCTAAATGCAAAAGCAAAAAAGTTAATAGAGTAATTACACCTGTAAGTATTAGCTTTGGTAGGGGTTTTTTTAAAGACGGATATGATAGTGCAAAAAATTTAACCTCAAACCAAAACGGAGAATAACATTGGACATATCACAAAAGATTTTATCTGAAGTTACCGTGCATATGAAGTATGCAAGGTATCTTCCTACTGAACAAAGAAGAGAAACATGGAAGGAACTTATTACAAGAAACCGTGATATGCACATCGCAAATTTTCCACAATTCAAATCTAATATAGAAAAAGCTTATGAGTTGGTATATGAAAAGAAAGTTTGCCCTTCCATGAGATCATTACAGTTTGCAGGTGCTGCTATTAAACAAACTCCATCACGTATATATAATTGTGCTTACTTACCAGTTGATGACTACAGAGCGTTTAGTGAAATAATGTTTTTACTATTAGGCGGAACAGGTGTCGGTTACTCTGTTCAAAAGCACCACGTAGAAAAATTACCATCTATTACAGTACCTACAAAGAAACGTAGATACTTGGTCGGTGATAGTATTGAAGGTTGGGCTGATTGTATAAAGATGTTGATGAAGGCTTACTTTCTTGGAAAGCCTGAACCCGATTTTGATTTTAGTGGTATTAGACCAAAAGGTGCTCTACTAGTAACGAGTGGCGGTAAGGCTCCCGGCCCCGAACCATTAAAAGACTGCGTTCACAATATTAAGAGAATATTTGATAGGAAAGAAAATGGTGAACAGTTATCTACTTTGGAAGTGCATGACATCATTTGTTGGATTGCAGATGCAGTATTATCTGGTGGTATCCGCAGGTCTGCTACTATTAGCTTGTTTTCCCTTGATGATAAGGATATGTTACAATGTAAGTTTGGTAATTGGTGGGAAACAGAACCACAAAGAGCAAGAGCAAATAATTCTGCTGTAGTTGTAAGACATAGAGTAAAGAAAAAAGATTTCTTTAATATTTGGGAAAAGGTAAAAGAAAGTGGAGCAGGTGAGCCAGGAGTTTATTTTACCAATGACCAAGATTGGGGAACTAATCCTTGTGCTGAAATTGCACTAAGACCTTTTCAGTTTTGTAATCTATGTGAGGTAAATGTTAGTGATGTAGAAACACAAGAAGATCTTAATAACAGAGTTTCCGCTGCATCTCTTATTGGAACACTTCAAGCAGCTTATACAAACTTTCACTATCTGAGAGATGTGTGGCGTCGCACTACGGAGAAAGATGCTCTATTAGGTATTGGTATGACGGGTATCGGTAGTGGCAAAGTTCAAAAGTTAGATTTGGAAGAGGCTGCTAAGTTAGCGGTTTCTACTAACAAATACTATGCAGCCGAGTTGGGTATTAACTCTGCAGCGAGAGTAACAACGGTCAAACCTAGTGGAACGACATCTTGTGTTTTAGGAACATCTAGTGGTATTCACGCTTGGCATAATGATTTTTATATTCGTAGAATTAGAGTAGGAAAGAACGAAGCTATCTACAACTATTTAGCTATCAACCACCCCGAACTTGTTGAAGACGATTTCTTCAAGGCTGACACTCAAGCTATAATTTCTATTCCACAACGAGCGCCAGAACACGGTATACTACGACATGAAACATCAATAGAGTTATTGAACAGAGTAAAAGATATCTACGAACGATGGATTGCTCCTGGCCACACTAGCGGTAACAATACACATAATGTTTCTTGCACCGTATCTGTTAAAGAAGAGGAGTGGGATGAAGTTGGAAAGTGGATGTGGGAAAACCGCGAATTTTATAACGGGTTGTCTGTGTTACCGTATTATGGCGGTACTCATAAACAAATGCCTTTTGAAGATACTGATGAGCAAACTTTTAATGAATTATTTAATAATCTAAGAGAAGTAGATTTATCTGGTGTAGTAGAGGTAATAGACAACACTAATCTTACAGGTGAACTAGCATGTGCTGGCGGATCTTGTGAAGTAACTTAAGGGAAGATAATGGCAAACACTAGAAATATCTTACGACAAATTAACAGTAAAGACAATACTAATAAGAATGTTCATTATCAAAATGAATTAAAACCCGAACGCGAACGATTGAATAAATTTTTAGAAAGAGAAGAAGAAGAAAAATATAAAGATGAGGTAACTAAAACACATGAACGATATCGCCGAAAACAAAAAAATACAGAGAATGCAATGTCATTAGAACATTTAATAAAAGCGCCAAAGAAGAGAGAAGAAAAGCCTGGCACTTATTTCTACGGACCTTTGAAGAAGCTAGCTGAAGATTTTGGTGACATTAGTGTGATGTTAAAATATATGACTCTTGGTCAGAATGAGAAGTATAGTCAAGATGGTAGTAGATTGTTAAATAGAGCTGGTAAAGTTGTATATGATGAAAAAACGCAGGAGTGTTTTGAGTAGAATAACTTTTGACGATTTGTTTGTAGAAATAACAAAACTAGTTTCTCAACGATCATCTTGCGTTAAAGCTAAACAGGCAGCCCTTTTAATCAAAGATAATAGAATAATTTCTTTTGGTTATAACGGGCCGCCTTCAGGCTCTCTAAATTGTATAGATGATGGTGGAGAGTCAAGTTGTGGTAAAGATTCTAATGGTTCTTGTTTTCTTGGTATACATGCAGAACAGAACGCAATAGGGTATGCAGCTCGTAATGGTATCAATACGGATGGTTGTATAATGTATTGCACCCAAACACCTTGTATTTCCTGTGCAAAGTTAGTAGTTGCAGCTGGTATTAAAAAGTTTTTTTATATAGATGAATATCGTTTAGATGACGGTAAAAGGTTTCTTGAACAGTGTGGAGTACCAGTATGGAAGATAGAGAAGTAGTATTTGCAAAAATAGATGAATACATAGATTGGCTCGCGACGCCAAGTGAAGCTTTTGGTGGATTCCCCATCTGCCCATTTGTGAAACAAGAAAGAGCATCTGGTAAGTTAAAATATGAACTTTTTGAAATTGGTAAAGAAAAATCACTTTTTGATTTGATAGATGAGTGGGATATGCAAGACAACTATATGTCTATGATCATTGCTCACATATCTGATATTAAATTTGATGAGTATAAAAAATTTCAAAACTATATTAATAGAGAATTACGAAAAAGAAAAATGGGTTACGTAAAGGTAATAACTTTTCACCCCGATGATGAATTTGAAGTGGGTGGTGTAAAAACAAGAAGCAACTCACCATATTTTTTGATCAATGTAGCATATAGTGACGAGCTTGATAAATCACATAGAAACCTAACAAAAACAAAATATTTTGATAAATTTACAGAGGATAATAAAAAATATTTGAAGATGTAAAAAGCCTTGACAAACAAGATAAAGTTTATTATATTATAACACATAATGAATTTAATTCAAAACATTCCACGGAGGAATAAGGTTTATGAATCAATTAGTAATAAGCAACGAGTATACAAAAGAGTGGTGGGAAATGAAAAACTATACTTACAATTCTTGGCAACCGCCAGCTCGTGACGAACATAAAATAGAAGGTGTAGAACATCTTGGAATGGAATTTTTTTACTTAAAAGATGTTGTGGCTTACGAACAAGATCAGATAAGATCTGATGATAATCTTGATAAAAGGGTTAGTGAAATTGGTCGTGATTTAAAGACAAAGGGGTTTAGACCAGAATGTATGCTACCTCAAGTTGTTATGGAACCTAGCGGTCCGAGAATATGTAGTGGATTCGCTAGAGATGAAAATTTTAGAGAAATAGTTCGACAGCAACCAGAAGCTATGTGGCCGATGGACGTTTTTAGATTTGAAAGCAAGGCTGCCGAAATAAAATTTCAAATGTCTGTGAACGATCACGGCAGTTCATTCAAAAACACAGAAAACGATTTAATTGAGAGTTTGCTCACACTTAGCGCAAGTGGGCGACTTAAACATGATAAAACCGAAATTTTAAATGAAATTGAACGATGTGCTCCTAATTTTGGAAGTGACTCTCAAAAGAACGGAGTTGCAAAAAAGGTATTCAAACAAATTGAAAAAAAAGTGGTGGCAGAACATATCATGTCATTTTCTGAAAGTAAGTTACGAAAAGCTGTTAATCGTAATATAGCTGGTTGGGATGAATACTCACCAAAGGGGTTTGAAAGTTCAAAACGATTAACAAATGGAAACGGTATAGTACAAAGGGTTTATTTTGGCCAAACTTCAGAATTTGATTCTTACCTTATGAGAGATTTTTTTAAGGTTCTAGAAGACCCATCAATGAAGATGGAGATAGCATCTGTTGTCAAGGATACAGTATCAGCACCCTCTTTCCTTAGAGATAAACGCCAACAGCAATATGATAAGTTTAAAAAGTACAGGTCTATTGCTATTAATATTATTATGAGAAACAATAAGTTAAATAGAAAAGAGGCAGAAAAAACCATTGATGATCAAATAAAATTTTTAGGTTGGGTGCCTCAAGATATGACAAATGAAATTGATAAGGGTGTTTTATTTGTTTCATTAAGTGATTTTTTAACAGATAACCCCAACAGGTAAGGTCTTGACAAATTAGATAAAGTTTCGTATATTATATAAACATTTTAAACAGGAGATTTTATCATCAATATATTTTATGTAGACCCAAACCCTACCGTAGCTGCCTCCAATTTATTAGATAAGCATGTTGTCAAGATGCCCTTAGAGTCTGCACAGATGTTGTGTACGGCTCATAGGGTTCTTGACGATGCACAAATAGTAGCAGGTCAACCTTTATATAAGATAGCTCATAAAAACCACCCAAGTTCTGTTTGGGCAAGACAAACC